GTCTGCATCCCCGTTGCTGATGGCATCAAGGGTCAGGACGCTGGTTCCCTGTTCTCGTACCTGAGGCGTTACGCCATCGCCTCCTGTGCGAACGTGGCTACCTCGGATGACGACGGGGAAGCCGACCGAGTCGTGCGTAGCGTAGTGACTAACTCACCACAGCCTGTCGCCAAGCCCGTCGCCAAGGTCTCCGAGGCCAAGGCCATGGAGCAAGCGTACAAGGCCAAGGAGTATCCTACCGACGCCGCTGGAGAGGACATGAAACTCGTCCTGCACTTCGGCAAGAACAAGGGCAAGGCCCTGTACGAACTGCCAGCCAACTCGCTCGACTGGTACATCGAGAAGTTCGAGGCCAAGCCCTACAACGGCGTGGTCAATCCTCTCGACACCAAACTGCGTGAGGCGTTGGACAACATCGCCGCAAGCAGGAAGTCGAAACCGAGTTCGGACGACGTTCCGTTCTAAACAACAAGGGCCCCAATCGGGGCCCTTCTTGTTTCGGGCTGTAAGTAGAACCAACCAAGGAAAAACTCCATTTAACCTTTCGGCACCCGACTCATGCTTACCGACGTTACTCTGGTTTAGCCACCGCTGGGGTCAAGCGACACTTTACGTCCTTGTGGCCGTGCCATGCTACCCATGCACCGAGCCCGCAACCGATTGCTATGAGCGTACCCATGAGGTATGGGAACCACGTGGCCTGTACGACGTCCTGTATCACGAACGGAGCACCACCAAAGAACACCGACAGCAAAATCATGATGGCTCCAGCCTTACCTCCCTTGCGAACGAGGGATTGCAGGATGAATAGCCCAGCACCAACAAAAGCGAACACAGTACTAATCCACAGACAGTTCTTGCGAAGTTCGCCGTAAGCCTGTTCACGTCTCATCGCCTCCATCTCATGCTTCAAGTCCTCGTTTTCCTTTTCAATCTGCTCGACCATGCCGTACAGGGCCGAGGTTTCCTCGTCCACCTTCTGGGCTACCTGCTCTGCCTTAGCCAAGGCTTTGTCATCTACCAGCGTCAGTTCATACGCCTTAACCTGCGTAGGCGTAGGTGGCTTGATGCCGTTGAGGCGGACTAGGGTAAGGTCCAGCAACTTGCGGGCCTGACCTGTGACTGGCTTCCTGACGGCTTCCAAGGCCGCACCAGCCTCTGACACCTCACGCTCCAGTTTGTCGATGTAGGCGTCCTTCTCTGGGTTGTCTAGCACCTTGACCTGAGGCACTGGCACCTCGGGCGTGGCACAGCCAATCAGAACAAGACTACACCCAACAGCAAGCCAAACGCAAATGACACGGCAAAGACGAGTACTTTGTCTGGATACTTGGTCCACAGTTCAACGGCGAGGCTTTTGAGTTTTTCCATGGGGCTTAATGTAGGCACGACCAACAGTGCCCACAAGAACAATCAGACCTATTGCCCCAATCGTCAGGCACACAGTCTCGTAGTTCTTCAACACTTTCTCAACGTTTCGTAAATCAACAGTAGTCTTGTCCGTCGTCAGTCCATTGTCCGTCACGATTGCCACCGCACTATCCCTATCCCTCAAAGCGACGAAACCCTCGTTAACGGGAGCCGAAGCCATCCAACCCGCAAGGCCCACAAGGCACAGGAAGATGGACTGCGTGATGATGATGGCTTCAGCGACGCTTACGCTTTGTGGTTTTGGTTTCATCTTCGAGGCGGTTAAGAAGTTTGCGTCTGGCGAACTCTACCAGTTCTGGGGCGGCTGTACCACAGACAGCATAGAAGATGGCTTCGTTGAGTGGCTCAATGCGTCCGTGAATCACAAAGAAACTCAGGACGCCTACGATGGCACCAGCAAGCACACGCCTGAACCAGATAGCCACAGGCAGTTCCTCGTTAGTTAGGAGCAGACGGCAGAGCGAGCCAGCCGCACCAAGCACGGACACAATCCATCCGCCTTGGCGTAGGCTCTCGGCGTTACGCATCAGGTCATCTTCAACGGGAGGTCTCGGACTCATCATCTTGATTCTCGATTGGTGCCCTGCGGAACTCGGAGATACGCTTGAGCAGGTCTAGGTTGCCAGCCGTAGGCTTCGGGCGGTAGTCGGGCGTATTGCTCGGCATCAGGTTTGCGATGCCTTCGATGGCTCGCTTACGCCACGCCGTCTTGTGTGCCTCCGTCGGGAACCTTGGCTTGAACCTCATCATGGTACCGCTGGCGGAAGCAATCATGGTTTCGAACTGAGTCACCTGTTTGCTGGTCATCAAGCCACGTGCAATGTACTGGAGTTTCCTGAACTTGTTGTTGGCTGGGTTGTTGGCCCAAACGGGCTTGTCTGGGCGGCTTTGACGCTGTTCGGTGACAAGAGTCCTCGCCTTGTCATCTGAAAGTTCAACAGATACGTCGCTCCTAGAAATTGCGAGTTCTTTTGGAATCACAGGAGTGCGTAGCAGTCTTTCAGTAGCGGCAAAGCCAGCACTGGTATTGCTGATTTCGCTAAGCCCATTGCTACTCGTAGCACCAGAGTAGAATGCGGTACCAACGTACCCGCCAAGGCCAGACCAGTTCTTGAGGAAGTTGCCGACGTACCCATTGCCACCCCTGTACTTCTTGCTTTGGTGGAACACCTCCAAGGCCTCCGCCTTGTTCTTGGTGGCTCTAATCAGTTTGCCAGTCTTGGCATCGACGATGTTGTAGGTTCCAGTATCGGCTTGGTAGTCAAGCACTGGCATGTCGAACGCATCCGTGGCGTAGAAATCAATCAGCGAACGCTCGGCACCAGCGAAGTGAGCCTCAAGCCAATAGGACGGGAGCCCGTAGTTGGATACATACCCCATGCAATCTCCGTTCTCGGTGAGGAGAGCGAAGGAACCCATGCTCTTGAAGGCTTGCTGGACACGACGCTTTTCTCGGGCGAACAATCTTCCGATAAGGCTGTTCTCGTCCACCTTGGCAGGATTGAGTGGCTTCCCGTTCTCATCCGTCATCGCACTACCAAGCGAGTCCGAAGAATCACGATTGAATGGCAACCTCAGGACGCCGTCGGTTCCAGTCTGGTAGACGGAATCCAAGGTAAACGGCGTATTGTATTCAGGTGTGCCGTTTGCGTAGACGAAGCCAAGGAACTGCTCGGTAAGTTTACCAAAGTGGTGGTAAAGGGTTAGGTCATTACCCTCATGCGTGAACTTGTTGCCAGCGAGAATCTGCTCAAGTTCGACGTCTGGCATCTCCTTGAAACGCCCAATCAGATTCCCGTACAGCCCAGATGAGTTCTCAAACATGCTCATGTGGGCAATCGTAGCGGCCAACGGCTTCATCAGGTCTGGAACCTGAAATAGTCGGCGACGTCGGCCCAAGATTAGGTATGGAGTCCTGAACGATTCGTTCGGGCTGTACCCTCTGTTGAACATGTGTCTAGCATCCGAAAGGATGATAGAGTCCATGCCCCTAGCCGCCGCACGAATGATGGTGGCGTTCAGGGATACTGGCTTGTAAATGTCCTCAACGCCAAACGGCATGGATGTATTGATAATGGTCGAGCCCTCCTTACTTGGGTTAATCGGGACCATCTTAGCCAACTCCGCTTGCTTGGCCTTGAGTTCCTTGATTTGTGCAGGAATCACGTCAATGGAACCACGGATTGCCCAAGGCCTGACGGCGTGTGCAACGGCAACCCCAAGGGCAGACCTAGCATTCGTTTTCATGAGTTGATACCTTTTGCCCTCCGACACTCTGCCAGCGACATAAGAACCAGATTCATCGTACAATGCACGTTCGTAGGTAATCATCTCTACCATTGACGTGCCGCCATTGTCATCGCCGTAAACATTACCAATGCTCATCACGCCGTTCTTGGCGATGATGGGTTCCCCGGAAATGTCCATGGCTGGAATGCGGAAGTTATTTGGGTTTTCCTTGCTCATCTGCTCAAGCGTCTGTGCAAGAGCCGTAAGTGCCTTGTGCTGGATTCTCGAAGGGATGACGCCATCACCATCTACTGCGTTCCCAGACTCCAAGAACTTAATCCTGTCCTTGACCCACTGAATCACCTTTCCGCCGACCATGTCATAATCAATCAAATCAGAAGAAACGGCGTCGTTGATTGTATCTGCCATCTTGCCCATTGATGCGGCGACCTCATCCATCATCCCAACGATAGGAACGATACAGCCAGCAATTTGGGCGTGTGGTAGCATCGACCTCTTGACCCCATGGAGTACCGACGGGGAGTTTGCGTAAATCGTCTTAGCAAGAATGACCGAAGCCTCAGCACCAATCAGGTTCATTACCTTGTACAAGTGAGAGTTCTTGTCGTAAAGGCTGGTATCTAGACTCTTGCTAATCCTATCCAGAGCATCGAAATCAATCTCATAGACTGGGATTTCTGGAGTGGTCTCAGCCATGTGGGCGTAGTTCCCGCTGGGCTTTACAGTTCTGCCAGTGTTGACGAAGACCTCATTGAATTGGCTAGAGGTCATCTCGTCGTGGTGACTTTCCTTCAGGGTCTCGTAGTAGGCCCTGTAAAGGGAATAGACTTCGAACGGGTTGAGCAACGATTTGGCAAGGGTACGCAGGAAAATCGCATCGAACTTTGTCGTGTACCCATTTACTGTGCTCAGGGAGTTCATTTGCGACTTAACACAAGACTCGTTGTTCTGAAGCAGCGTCTCCAGTTTCTCGATTTGTTTGCTGACATTAGCCAAGTCGCCAGCACGGAGTATCCCTTCGACTTGCTCGAACGAGTCTGGAAGTGCCATCTCCTGCTTACCAGCGGCAGACACTTCGTATCTCTGGAAGGTATCAGACTGAATCTCCTCGATGACGATGACTGGCTCTGGCTTACCCTGAACACCAGAGACTGGGTCGGTCAACTTATCGCCGCCGACGAACTTCTTGTCTCCAAAGGTGAACAACCCAAGTTCTGCGTTCTTGATGGTGACTGTCTCACGCAGGTGGCCCAACTGGAACGTGCTGTTCGGGTTGCCAGAGTAGTGGCTAGCATCGTTGAAGTTGTAGTTGTGGTTGATTGCGATGCGGGCCTCTCTGACTCGGTCTAGGGAAGCCTGAATGGACCTAATCCTGCGAATGTCCTCTGGGTTGTTTGTCTTCTTGAGCCTTTCATCAAGTTCAGCCCTGTAAGAATCAAACATCAATTGAGTCTTAGGGCCCATGATTTCGGACTGCATCACGGAAGACGTGTACTGACCAAAGGCCGTTGCGTAGGAGTTGTGGTTGTTCTGATTCACCTTCATCATCAACCCCAAGTCCCAAGTATTTCGGGTGTACGGACCCATCGGGTTGTAGGACTCGTTGACGCTGAAACCAAACAGTTTCTTGTTGGCATCAGGGTCCATCATGAACGTATCCATCTTCAAGTAGGAATACGGGTCTTGGATTTGAAGCCCGTCATGGCCACCAAAGTAATCAAGGGCCATCGTATTCAGCGACTCCATGCGAGACTCGATGAAGGTCTTGTACAGGTAGTTCAACTGCATCGGCCTGATGGTCCTTTGGCTACCGAACCTCACGACGCTGTCCTGATTGTCGGACGACACCTGCTTTTCGATTTCTTCCTTAAGGGACTCGAACACGCCAGCCATGGTCGCACGTTCCTTGATTGACGCTGGCAAGTTGGCTTCCTTGATGAGTGTGTCCAACGCAGTCATCATGGACTTCTTGAGCAACTCGATTTCGGCGATGGCTTCTGGAGTGGTGTCTGGCTTGATTGCCGAGTCGATGGCGTCACCGATTACAATCAGGTTCGTGGACAAGTCCTTGAGCACCTGATTTTCCTTGGTGGCAATGTCCTCGCCCCAAGGAAGTCTGAAGGTACTGGCATCAGATTCCTCGACGATTGGGTTGGTGTGCCTAGAGATTCGATAGGTGGACGGGTAGGTTGTGTGGACGAACTCAGCCAGTTCCTGTCTGGAAATCTGCTGGTCTTTGTTGGCATGCAGTAGCGTGACAAGTCCAGTCTGCCTAAACTCGTCCTTGCTCACCTGAGATTCCTTGAGGAACTTGAACCACTCGGCACCAGTGAGGGTCGCTGGGTAGGCCATGTGCTCTGGCTTGTTCTTCAACTTGCCGTAAGCGATGGCGTTCATGAGTCTGGAGGAGAACTCAATCGGACCAAGGCCAGAACCGAACTGGATGCGACGACGAAGCGAAGCCTCCAAGTCCATGCTGTTCCTGTTACCCACCATCAGGTTGGCGGTAGGCTGACCGATGTTGACGCTTAGGCCCTGATTCTGAGCCAGCGTATTGGCAATCGCTTCGGCCATCTGGGCGGACATTGGCTTGTCGGTGTGTCCGACAGTCTGTGTGTCGGCCTTCTTGTATGTCAGAACACCATCCGACCCGAGGGACGCCACCCTGTTGGTCATAGGTTCGAACACGACGTTGCCAGCGTCCAAAGCGTTCAACTTGATTGCCTGTCCCCCGTTGTTCGAGATTCGCTCGATGGCCATCGCAAGTTCAGCCTTACTGGTGCTTACAGTGAACTTGAGTTTGATTGCCTCGGCTTCGGCACGGGTGCGGGCGGAAACGACACGACGGGCATAGGTCTTGTTGCCAGCCTCGTCATAGCCAGTCTGGATGTTGTAGCCAATGAGGTAGCCAGTGACCTTCTTCTTCTTGTCCTTTTGCTCTACGATGGAGACGTCGCCAGTGCTTTCATTGTCCCAAGCGTAATCGAGCAAATCAGGCCTGTTCGGGAACATGGCCTCAATGGCAACCTTGGTGTCGCCGCTGGCAATCAATTGCTTTTCGGACTGCGGCAGGAAGTACCCATGGTCCTTGCCGACAATCATTCCCATGAGGGTATCAAGGTGCCCATTGAGTTCGGACTGGTTCATCAAGTTGAACGGAGCCCAAATGTCCTGAAGCGGAAGGGAACTGGATGTGGCCTTTTTGGTGGATAGATTAAGGGTTTCCTTGAACAACGTGTTCATGCTCTGGGCGTTCATGGCACTTCCATCGGGAGTAAGTGAACGACGACTTCCAGACTTGATGTAATCCATCTGGGCTTTTCCTAGACCAGACCCAACTCCATCTTTGCCGTAGTAACTCAACGTGTACCCGCCAAAAGCAGACGCATTCCATCTGGCCAACTCAATAGAAGCATTGCTTGCAAACAGGAGCATCAGAGTTCCCTTCATTACCTCTGGAGGGGTGTTTGGAGGGAAGGTGAATGTCATGTAATTATGACTAATGCCATGACGAGCCATCTCATAGGCTGGAACCAGTTTGTCTTCGCTTCCAGCAAACGTCCCATCAAGCAACGCCTGTTTGTGTACGCCTTGGACCAGAACATCGCCAGTGCCAGCGAGGACGTTGTTTTCAACTCTCGTTTCGCTAATCCCGTTGGCAAGCGTGTGGTCTGCTACCTTGATTATCTCATCAACCCAAGCAGGACCGCCAAACTGGGCATAGGCAAGTACTGCATCTGGGATGCCTTCAACATCTGTTTTCATTCCCATGCTGACGCCTTGGAACGCAGACGGGGTCATCAGTCCATTGTTCGGATTGTACCCCAAGCCTTCCTGAATGTTGAAACCAAAGTACGACTTTTTCTGATAGATGCCCTTTCTGGAGGACTTGAGCATGTACTTGTGGGAGAAGTGGTCGCCAGTCACGTTAACGACAGTGCTACCATCCGAGAGTTTCTTGAACGCGAACCCGTACGAAGGCTTGTGACCAAACGGAGCGGAAATCAAAGGCAACTTGTTGCTGTCTACGTCTTGAGCCCCTTGAACGATAGTGTACGGAGTAGGAGAGATTGAAGTCGCCCCGTAGATGGCAAGTTCAGATAGGTATTGAGCCTTAGTGGCATCACTCTCAGCGGCCATGATGTTAAGGTTCGGCTTAATTCTGCCAGACAACTTGTATCTGGCTGGCTCGATGACAGCCGACTCCTTGTTGGCACGTCTGGCCTCCCTGATGATACCATCGACCATCTGCTTACGCATGAATGCGGAAGTGAGGCCAACGCCACGCTTGCTGAACTTATGCTCCCTTAGGTTTACTCCAGTTGAAGGTTGGTCTTCAAGAAGGGAAGAAATACCAGACTTTGTCAGTTCCTGCCTACCAGCGAGAATCTGGGAGGCGATGCCACCCTTGTCGGAGGGAACCAACTTAAACTGAGGCGAACGGGTAACGAAAGACTCGTAGTTGTTCTTGTTGTCCAAGATGGAACGTGCAGAGGAAACGCCGCCAGTTCTTGGGAAGATTATCTCGTTACCAGCATTGATTTGTTCTCCTAGGTTGATGAACGGAGTGCCACTTCCGAAGAAGCCGCTTGCCTTAACAAATTCCAGACCCTTATCGGTCTGAACATTCTGTCCGAACACAAACCTGCGTCCAGAACCCCTGATTTCGTTGCCAGTCGCTTCAGTGTAGGGAATGGTAAGACCGCCAACAGTAGCAGTCTCGACATGGTCAAAGGCTGGTACGCTGTTTAGTGCAATTACGTACCCAGCAAACTCATGGTTGCTCACGTGCTCCAGTCCTTCGCCAGCCCTTGCGAAGAACATGGTAACGTTGTCGTGCATCCTGTTGATTCCGTAGTTGCCCTCGGAAGTGTCTAGGAACGGAGCACCACCTTGGACGCCAGTTTCCCACCAGAACGCATCATGCGAAAGATACGTATCCAATGCGTTTTCCATGGCTTTTACGAATCCGCCAGCGTTGGCGAACAGGGCATCCATGGCCGTCAGTGAACCCGCTTCAGCCGTCTTGAGACGCTCGATAATAGACTTGGCCGACATTGCACCAACAAGGTTGTCGAACGTGTGAACGACATTGTTGTTGTTGAAGTATCCCAAGATGTGGTTCTTTTGCCAGCCCTCCAATGTAGCCCAAAACGCTGGCAACGTAGGAGTAGGCTCTCCAGATACGATTGCATTGAATGCCGCCCTTTGTTCTGGAAGGAGGAAATCGCCCTCTACAACCTTGCCCTGATAGATGTACGCCTGTTTCTCCGCCATTGCCGTAAGCACAAGAGGAGCCAAGGCGGCGTTTACAGTATGGGCATCAAACGGAAGTGCGTACTTGTTGTGGTTCTGAAGAATGTCTATCAGAAATGGAGTATTGCTGACGGCACGAGTAAGGGCACTCTTGTCGATTCCGTTAGTGACCGCAGAGAAGTACATGGACGAATGCAGGGCATGCGTCCCGTTCCACATCATCGCAGACTTGTCTCTCTTTTGCGGGAGAGATTTCCTAGGAGATTCAGTGTTGGAGGATAGGCTGTTTCTGATTTCCAGAAGTTTGCTTACGACGCTGGTGCCAGACCTAAGGACACGGCCTTCGCCATAGACAGTGCCGAACAGGTAGTCTCGGAGTTTCATGTCCTCGAAGTGAACCATGGCACCAACACGCTCGGCCTTGTGAATCATCTCAATCGGCGTACCTTTGCCCTTGACTGGGACTGGAATGCTCTCGATTTTGCCCACCTGATTGGCCGCTAGGCTTTGTGCCAGCCTAGAATCCGTAATGACAACTTCCCCAGCCTTTGAGACGTAACCATTGGTGGCGGAGACGACGCTTGCATCAAGAGCCATTGCATCTTTGTAAACCTGTTGCCCCTGCCAAGTTGTGTTGTTTCTAGTATCCCTGAACAACTTGCTCCTTCTTTCTGGGTTAATCGTGATTGGCAGTGCCCTAGGACTGATGTTCTGGAGAGAAAGCACGTGACGCATCTCCAACTCCCCAGCAAGGGCAGAAAGCGAATACACCTTTTTGACAATCTCAGCGATGTTATCCACTGGCATTGCCTCAAGGTTGTAAGTCTGGGCTTCGGAAGACAGGTAATTGCCCCAAGCATAAAGATAAGACGAGGCTACGACATGGTTCAGGTAGAACTGGCTAAGGTCGTGCGGAACTCCGTAGACTTGGCCAAAGAACTCGTCGTTGTAATAGAATACCTTGTGGATTACCTGACCAAGATTCGCCTTAAGGACTTCAGGCTCAACGTCACGATAACTCCTGAAGCCAATGTTCCTGTCCGCAGTCAAACCGACGATTGGGGACAAGATGGACCTTGTGTTGAAAAGAATCGAGTTAGGGTCTGCGGAAGTGCCAATCACGCTACGGCTAAGGGTCTCAGTGCCGAACCTTGGCAATGGCTTGCCATGCTTGGCAATGGAATCTGGAGTCGTCACCTCGTCTGGGTAAAGCAGTCTCGAAACGGACTCGCTAAATCCACTGGTACCAAAGTCATCCCTGTCGCTTTGCATCCTTCTGATTTCATTCCTTGCCTGATGCTTGTCGGATTCCGAGTAAGGATTCACCTTAATCGAGTCCTTGTACATCTCGTCCAGCAACGAGAACAATGCGGTGCGTTTAGTGTTCTGGGAAAGAGTAGCGAAATCAGCAGACCTAAGGTAACTAGTCATCCCTTCGATGAAGGGCTTAAGCAACACCAGTTTTCTTGCGAGACGCCTGTTCAATTGCTTGGCGGCGGCATGCAAATCTGCGGTGTTGTTTTGATTGGTTCGAATCTCGCTTGAGGACAACGACTCGCCAGTGAGGTAATAGTTCCCGCCTTTCTCTTTCTTCAGGTACTTTGTCCTGCCAAGACGCTCACTTACCCAACTATCCCAATCTGCCTGAGAGATGAAAGTTGGCTTTCTCAATTCAAACCTAAGGATGCCACGTCTGGCTCTAAACAATCCAAGTTGCTTGGAGTCCTCGTCCTTGGAAGCAACATGGTAGAACTCTCCAGTAGTATTCTCGTTACCAGTAAGAATAGAAGTTGCGGTGTTGCTTACATCTCCAGCAAACCCAGACTCAAGAACAGAAAGGGCCTCGGTCATGGTAAGACCACTCTCACGATTGACCACCGACATGGCTTTTTCGGTGGCCTTGGCGATGAACGACTCCTTGCTTCCGTAGGTTATTTCGTCCACCAACTGCTGGTGGAAGAAGGCCATGATGTTGACCAATTCCGCCTTGGTGAGATTTTGTCCTACAAATACCTTGGCGATTGACTCTGCGTTTGACAGAGAAATGCCGTCCGCAGATACGCCACGGCCAGCAAGGTAGGATACGATGTTGTCAGCCAAGATGACTGGTGGGAAGTCAGGGTCATCCATGATGATGTTGACTGCCTCAACTGGAGTCTCGATGGACTCCATCAGTTCAATCTTGGCATCCAACAGGCTGGCAAGTTGCTCGATGTTGAGCGTACCCTTGTTTTCCTTGTCCAGTGCATTGACGATTACGAACTCGCCATCGTTGCTAGCGATAGACATGGTGCCAGTACCAGCATCCCTGCCACGACGCATCCTGTCCCTGAGATTCAGTTCATCTGCATCTACCGCATCGAAGTCCTTTGTACCCTTCATGGTACCCTTCTTGTAGACGAGAGAAATCTTGCCAGTCTCGGCATCTACCTCCCAGCCACGGCTGGTAAACCCGTACAATTTCAGGGCACTAAGGTCATCGTTGATGGCCTTGATGCTGTGGGAAACAGTGGCCAATCTTCCAAGCGTTTCTAGGACTCGAAGGTTGTCCGTCATTCCGCCCTGTCTGGTGGCGTCAAAGGCACTCATGCCAAGGCCAAGACCGCCAACCATCAGGTTGGGGTTCTGACCGAACATCAGGGAGCGTACGGACTTCTTTTCGGCGATAGCCAAGCCGAGTTTCCTGAGGCTGTTGCCACCAACGCCAACATCCAATGGACCTTCAAAGCCTTCAATGCCGCTGATTCGCTCGCCAGAGGGAGACAGGCCAGACTTGTTCAGTTCGGCTTGGCTCATCTTGCTCCTGCGTTCGGTCATGTTGGCCTCAATCTCGTTCCGCATGCCGTGGTAGTGCATGTCGGACAAGGTGTCGGCAATCTGGCGTAGGGCCAGCATCTGCCCGTTGGTGTCCCCGACAGTGAGTGCCTTGAGGGACTCGTTCTGCTGGAGTAGCGACAGGGACTCGGCAAGGTACCTATTGGCATAGGACATGTCGTTGAACAGGGCTTTTGCGATTGGCGAGTCGCCAAGGCTGTAAGACCTGTTTTGCATGTCTCCAATAGCCTCGATGATGCCGCCACGCTTGGTAAGTGCCACGTACACGTCATTCGGAGATGCCGTGCCGTCCTTAATCATCTGGTTGTACTGGTTAACCTTACGATGAATGTTCTCCAAGTCCCTTACAACCGCTTGTGCCTTCTTGCGTTCAGGGTGCGACTCGGACATTTCCCCGTAAGCGTCAGATACCGCCAAGACCATCTGGCCGACCACACGCATCACCGCTGGCAAGGCAAACGCACTGATTTGCTTGTGCATAGGCGAGTCAATCAAACGCCTGACTGCATTGAGGACGTCAAGAGGGGTCTTAGTTCCAATCTTGGCGTCTGGACCAAAGTACTTCTCAAGGAAATCAATGTCCTTGTTGCTCAAGACGTCCCTAGAGACGCCAACAGCCTCCTTGTTGCCCATGATTTCACCAACGAGAAATCTGATGGCACCAACGTTGAAGTCTTCGAGGTTGTTTACCGAGTAAGCATCAGTCCAGCCTTCGACCTTCTGGATGGAGTGCTGAATCTCGTGAAGAAGAAGGGCACGTGTACCCCTGTCTGGGCCATCCTCAAAGATGCTGGTAGGAATCTTGTTGGCTTCGATACGTCTGTTAACCTCGTCCCCAATCAGTCGGTCAATGCCGATGGTGATTTTGTTAATGTTAGGGGCATAACTGGCATCATAGCCAGTGCTGAACCCGACCATCACGTTCTTCAGGTTGGGGTAGAAGTTGTACAGCAACTTGTGGTCCAACAGGTCAGACAACTTGATGTAAGAAAGGCGGGCCACAATTTGGTCCATAGCCGCCTTGTCGTTGGATGCACGAGCCTTCAGGTACTCGTCGAAGAATCGGTTGGCTACATTGTCCAGACCTTCGGTAGCGGTGTCGTCCAGCCCGTAGCCGCCAAGTAGTGGCAACAGGTGCAGTTCACCTCTGGCGGACTCCAACTTCAACTGGGAGTCGGCGTCTGTAAACTCGAACGCATGGTAAATCTTGCCAGCGTCGGTCCTGATTTGGCGAGCCATGCCGAGGTCAATCATCTCCTGCATGCGGGCATTGGTGGAGTTCTGGTAGCCACCGACCATCAGTTTGGGATTTGGAGACGTGCCATAGCCACCCCTGACGCTTGGTCGTGGCTCGTGGAGTTTAACCCCAGAGGCCTCAAGCGTGTTCTTGGTGAGAGTCCCAAGTGCGTTGGTGAACTTGTTGAACTTAGATGACTTGTCGTTCTGGAACAGGTTGCTCTTAAAAGCGTTCTTCATCACCGAAGTGTCAGCAAACATGGCAACCTTCATCAACTTTGCGTAGCCAGCGTTGACCATGGTAGGGCCAAGCGTGTCAGGGTTTGACATGAACTGGGTAAGATTTGCGTCGCTACCGATGTTACCCATGACCATGGCAACGTTAGCGAGGCTTTGCCCATTGCCGCTAATTACGTCCGTACCAGTAAGAATCTGCTGAACTGCCATACCAATCTGTCTGGCAAAGTAGGCTTTCCCGTTCTGCTCCATGTCGAACGTCGCACGAACAAACTTCTCAGCCCCTTGGGTCGTAGCCAACTGGGCTAGGTCGTTCTGGGAAAGGTTAGGAAGAAGGTCTTGTGCCACGCTCTGAAGAAGCATGACATGCAACCCATTGGCATACGCATCATGCAGAGAGCCAGTACCGATGTACTTCTTTGTGCCGTAATCATAGTCCAAGAACGGGGACTGCCTAAGCATAGCCATGGACATGTTGACCGACATGATTGTCTCGCCAGACTTGTATGGGAACTTACCAGCAATTGCCTGAACTTGGTTCATCAGCCCCTTGACGTCGCTGGATGCACTCAAAATGTTCTTAACTGTGATTGGGATAAACTTTGAGTGGATGATTAGTTCGGAAGTAGTCTGAAGTGCTGGGTCAGAACCGCCCTGAAGTTGAAGAATCGAGTAATCTCCGACACCATTAGCAAGAAGTGCGACTTGCATTGGAATGTCTGCTTCTCCAGTCCATCTTGCTGGTACTCCTTGAGCATCCTTGTCTATGACTACTGCGTTTTGTGTAAAACCAAGTGCCATCATAGCCCTATTTGAATCTGCCGCACCTTGGTCAAATACCCCCCTACTATTTACACGCCTACTTGGGTCTTTTGAAATGGCATGAAGGAATCCTTCTGCGTTCTGCAACTCTCTTACAATGGCCATTTTCAGGTTATTGCCATCTCCAACGTTTACCGCATCAAGTTGCTTAAAAATTGGGATTAGCGTATTCAAATCAACCACCTTTGGGTCAACTAGGTAGACGTTCCTGCCCATCACGTTCATGGAATAGGATGAAGGATTGGTGCCAGTAAATGACTGCACTATCTTCAGGAAGAAATCGTTTACGGCCTTTTGCTGGGCATCGTCGAGGGAATACAGAAGCCTCCCGTTTTTGTCCTTCTTTGTTACTACCTTGTTCCTACCTCTTGCACCGAGACCATAGTCATCGGCTCCCATGACCCAGATAGACTTAACATAGTTACCACCTGCACCCCATGTTGGAATGTTTGAGTTAATCCTTTGTTGTTCCGCTTGGCTAAGTTTGGTCGCATTGATGTAATCGTAGGCAACGTCATTGGCCTTCTTTGAAGCAACGTCTCCCAAGAAATCCTTAAACGTTGCATTTGGATTTCCGCTGGCCTTGTAAGCGAGAAATTCCCTGTTCAGGTTAGATAACTGGCCAACTCCCATTAGTTCAGATTCAAGCCCTTTGCCCGTGAAGTTAAAGGCAAGCATGTGGGCTGGCAGTTCGCCCTCCATGGCAGAAACCCAAGACTGGAGATGTGGAGCGAGTTCAGCCTCAATGATTTTCTCGAAGTTCCTGTGCGACGCCAAAGCCTTGCTGATGCCGATGGCATCCATCGTCTGACGCCCAATCCCGAACTGAACATCAATGTCCCCGTTAAGAGGGCTACCCAAGGAGCAGTACACCACCAGTTCCTTAAGTTGAGGGTACTTGTAAAGAATGTGATTCTTGTTGTTAGCCTTAGAGCCGCACAGTTCCCCAAGGGTAATGGTCGGGGCACCCATCTTCGACAGGAAGGTTCTATTCAGGGTACCGCTATAATTTTGCTGAACAGGGCCAGAAACGTCGCTAAACCCAGCGACGGCATTCTTGAACCTAGACAACTCGAAGTTGTTGTCCTTCTGAATGCCCATGTTGTAAATCCTGCCACCAGAAACCATCATGTTGGTGGAGCCGTTGATTGATGCGGCGATGGTCGGGGTAATGTTGGTATCCCCGTCAATCGTCACACCTTCATTGCCAGAGGTAGGAGTAAAGTCGGCTAGGTCTAATTTCTTGGCATGCTTGTCAGCCGCCGCAAAAGCCCTCTCTGGGGTCTTGAATACTCCAACAGAGTTGCCGTATGGGGTGAACAGCCTGAAGCGTCCAGCGTCGCCACGAATCTCGTAGCCAGCCCCGTTGGACCAGAACTTGCGGTCATTGTCCAGTTCATGGACACGGAAACCGCCCACCATCAGGTTGCGTCGAACGCCCTCATAGGCCTCAATGTGGTTGTACGGGAGGTTGCCTAGGTTATTGCCGAAGGTCTCGGCAAAGACTCGGGTCTGCCTCTGAAGTCCAGCCAGCAACTCAAAGCGAAGCGAGTGGAATGGGTAGTTGGGGCCGTCCTTGTTGCCAGTGTAGCCGTCGGAAGGAACGTTGATGAAAGACTCGTCAACACGCTTACGACCACCAAAGGTCTCGTACATCAGGTCACGGACCTTGCCAGCCTGACTCCCAAACTCCTTGGCAAACAACTTCTCGGATGGCAACTTGATGCCAGTAGCCTGAGATAGGTTGTGCATGTACGTCGTGAACGTACGGGTAAAGTGACCGAAGTCGGTGAAAATGCTACGGACGTCAGCCCTCTGCCACATCTTCATGCGACGCCTGTCAATTACGGCTACGTCAACGACATGAAGGGTAACGTGCCCTTTAGGATTGCGAATCGGATTCCCGTTCTCGTCAAACCTGTCGAACTTGAGTTCGGCGGCAAATGGGCTGAACCTGCGATAAGTCACAGGGACGTCCTTGCCAGTAAGACGCTTTACGAGACCGCCAGCCTCCACCTGATGAGTTCGGCCTAGGTATTGACCGCTGAAGGTATTGAACACTGGCTTGCCAGCACGATTGTCTCGGATGACTTCGCAGATGCCCTTGAGTTCGTCGAGTTCGGCCTTGGTCATGTTGACCTTGCCGACAAGGGAATCCCAAGCCTCCTTGTTTACGTTGGTCAGGTCAACAGTCACGTTGCCGCCTTGGTCCTTGATGAACTTAGGACGCTTGTCTGGAGGCATTGCCTCCCAAGTCTTGACCATCTGCTCGGCGTTTTCCGAGATAAGTTGGTCAACCTCCTTCTTGTCCTTCATTACACGTCCGCCGTTGACGACATTGGAGAACCTAACCTTGTTGTTGGCCTCAAAGAACGCCTTTGCACGTTCTGGGCTCATCAAGGAGACGTTCACGTCCCCGTGACGCATTGCCTTCCGCATGATTGCCTCGGACCAGTTGTCCAGCATGTCGAACCTGCGGTAGTGGCCGTCCTGCCACATGAAGGTTTCGAAAGAAGTCTTCCCAGACTCGGCGTTCTTGACGTGGTTAATGATTAGGCCAGCCTCCTCAGCACGTGAAACCACACGCTGATTCATCAGTGTGTAGAGATTTTCTACGTGGGCCTTGAGGCTGACGCCCTCTGGGTTTCTCAGGAAGTAGTCAGGGGACTTGGTAAGAAGTTGGTTAGATACGTTGTAGGCGAAGAACTCGTGGATGATGTTGCCCAGTCCAAATGGGGTAGTTCCATCCCCCTTGAAATTCATCACCTCCTGAAGGTTGTCCCAATTGAGCGTTCCAGCGTCAATCTGACTTCTGAACATCTCAATCGTCTTTTCGTACTTAGACGCAAGTGGCTCTAGGACCACCTTCTTGTCTGCCTTGTAATAGTCAGCCGTGTAATCGGCCATAAGGTAGGCCATGGCCTTGTCCGAAACGACGCCAGAATCCTTGGTATCCCCGAAGAATTGCCTGACAATCTGGCTGTTGTCGTTGTCCAGATTGAACACATGGTCCAGAATTTGGTGTGCAATCTCATGGCCAATAGTTTCTGGCTGTGAGAAGTTCTTGTTTATCCAGATTACCTTCCTGTTGGTTCCGTCTGGAAGGGTATTGGAAAACTGCATTCCCTTCGGGTTGGCACCGCTAAGAGTTCCGTAACTATACCCGCCCATCGAGATTTCATTCTTCTGGTTTGGTACGCCGAACTCTTTTATGGCTTCATCAAGAGAAGCGAACCTGAACTCCACGCTTGGGTCAGAAGTGTGCAACATGGACATGAATGCACGTGCGGTAGAAGAAACTCTGTCGTCGTTAAGCCTGTCGATTACAGTCGTGGCCTCAGCAAAATTACGTGCGTTCTCTGGCTTAACGCTGGCAATCTGGTTAATCTGAGCCTTGTCGAAATTGTCGATTAGGTTCCTCTGAGTAAGGGAGTGCTCATAGACGCTGTGTACGTGGCGTAGGGAGCCAGAAAGACCACCCCAAGCAAAGCCGACGCCAACGCCACCAGCCGCACCTTCGCCTCGGGCATTAAGATAGCCAAGGGTGCCCATCACGGCGGCATCACCGACAGCCCTCTTGAAGACAGGGATGGCCATGGATGCTGGCCAGCCGACGACAACATTGGTGAACTTGGCTACGGCCAATGCTTCGGTGCTAAGGGGGATTCGGGAGCCATTCTTGGTGGCCAGTCGCTCAAGCATTCCCATGCCCATGTTTTGGGGCTTGATGGCGGCAACACCTTGGGCCGCATCGACAATCTCGGAGCCAAGAACGCTGGCATACTCCATTAGAGGCTTTACGCCGAACGAGAACAGGGTCGTGCGAAGCGGGCTCATAGCCCCGACTTCACCAATCACCTTTTCTCCAGCGTCAGCCAAAACAGTAGAAGTGGCGTTACGCAAGACAGTCGGGTTATGACCGCTAGTTTCTGCGACGGCAGAGCCGACACGACGTGCCTTTTCTTCGATTACACGGAAGGGCGTCGCCACAGTATCGGCAACCCCAGACATGGTCGTGCCAATAAGTTTGTTGGCGAAGTTTTTACCACGGCTGGCCGCAAGGTCTAGGCTTTCCCTAATTACGCTGGACTGCTCGGTCATTGCCTTGGCAATCAAGGCTGGGTCTTTGTAGGCATTAAGTGCCGTCCCAATAGCCCTTCTGGCCTTAAGTGGAGAAAGCAGGACGTGCGGAAGGTCTAGGCCAATGTACGACAAGGCCTGAGCCATCTTTGGGTCGATGAGGCTCTTGACGAACTCACGCTTATCTTCTGGGACGAAGTCCTCAAGGACAGTGCCAACGCCTTCTTCAAGTTCCTGAGACTTGTTGTTGAACCATCGAGCCTCGTTAAACTGGTCGATTTCTTCCTCAATCGTCCCGTTGCCAGTGATGTAAGCCTTGAACCTAAACAGAGGCGAATTAGGGTCTTCAGACTGTGCAAGGATGCCGTAAAGGTCACGGACGTCACGGGCGATACCATCCAATGCCGAAACAGGAGCCTTAAGGGGGTTCTCAATCAGACTATTGACCAAGTTGGCAGGTACGGCGGCAATGGTGTTAACCATCTGCTTGACCACATCCATCGTCCACTGGTTACGCTCTTTGTTAGCCACCTTAAACAGTTCGTACATGCGTCTGCCTTGCTCGGTAGACTTGTCGAATGTCCTGTTCCTGTTCGTGGCCATGTACTCCCAGACCTCATCTGGGGTAGGCTCATGCGAAAGATAGCCCTCTTCTGGGGCTTCTGGAAGTGCTGGTTCTTCTCTGGCGTAGCGAAGCGAACCAGACTTAATTAACTCTAGACCCTGATTTAGTACATCATCACCGATTTCGCCTTGCCTAGAGTTATCTGGGTTCTGGTTAATCATCTAGGGACTGAAGTGTCTTTTGTTGCGGACTCAAGCATCATGTTGCGACTCCTTTGCTGGCTTCTGTCGCTTCTGAGTTCGATTCCGTTGACTGCACCCACTTCAAGGAGTTTGGACAAAGCGGAGTTCTTGGCGTTCATCAAGAGTGCCATCTCATTCCCGCCAAGACGGGTAATGGCCTTACTGGCTCTCTGGGGAACCATGCTTTCAGCGATAGCCATGTCATTGTCAGACACGTTGCCGCCAAGACCCTTGGTGTCCTTCATGATGGCCAAATAGTCAGTCTTGATGCTGGCCTCAAGGGCTCTAGCCATTGCAGACGCCTCGGAAGGGTCAAATGTGCCGAGATAGGTATTCTTTTGGTAAATCTTCTTCAGAGAGTTGAGGTCTTTGGTGAACTTCTGAACCCTAGCAACAAGGCCTCGGTACTGTACTGCTTGCAAGTCACCACCTCGGAACGGAACGGAGCCAACCCCGTACTTTCGAGCCAGCATAGACGCTGGGACGTTCTTGCCGTTAATCCCTAGGTTCCCCTTGGGTCCGACGTAAAACTTGTTTGAAACTGGCATTCCCTTCTCGTCTTCGTCCTCAATCTCGATTTCCTCGTCCATGTTGAACAGGGCCGCACCCTTGCTGTTCATGAGGGCCTGAGCACCGCCGTAGTCGCCAAGACCAGTGTAGAACTCGGCATCCTTAAGACGAGGGTCTGGTGCCTTCTGAGGCTTAGAAGCCTGAACCATGGCCTGTCGGTACATTTGATTGTCACGACTGGTGCCGACGTGTGCCCAAGGGCTCATGCCCATGGAGAGGTTACGCTCGCCAACGCTCATCTGGCTTTCATCCATGCGGGCGTTCTGGCGAACCATGCCAGACATTCCACCGCTTGGGGCGTTTTCTTCCTCTTCCTGCTGATAGTCGTCTTCCATCACTTTTTGGCCTCCTCGTCCCAGACTACGCCCTTACCTAGTTCGATAGGAATCAGACGAGGCTTTCCGCCTTCCTTGATTTTAGAGGCATCAATGGCGTAGCCGTACTCCTTGCCTCCCTTGCTGAAACGTTGTGGGAGGTACAGCGGCTTGGATGCATTGACGTTTTTGCCGTTTTGCTTGGCGTTCAATACGATTTCGCTCCACAGAGCAGATGGGTCATTCGTCTTAATGGCCTGAACGGCCAAGTTCTTGTAAGTATCTGGCTTGATGGACTTCATACCAGCACGCCAGCCTTCGTCCTGCTGGCCGTTGAAAACTTCAAGTGCTCGCCTATCGAAGTTGGAGATACCGCCAGTAACCGCTAAGGCCGTCTTTTCACGATAACCCTTTTCTTCTGGCGTAACCATCTTCTTGGTTTCGCTGTTAGACTTAGCATTAGAGTACGTATCGTAGCCAGCCTTCAGAAGTCGTCCTAGTCCGTAAATAGCACCACCAGCACCGATAGTACCAAGCGTCTTGCCGCTAGTTCCAAACGCTTCCTTTTCAAACTCAGACCCTAGTTGGCGACCCAGAGTACCCTTAAAGCCATGTGCGGCAGTACTCCCAATACCTCTGACAAGGCTTCCAAGACCACCGCCAATCCTTCCAGCAAAGGAGGGAGATTCCGCTGGGGGAGTAATTGGCTGTGCGGCTGGCTGGGATTGTGGTTGTTGGGCTGGCTGTTGATTGCCACTTTGGCGTCGGTTTGCCTGTGCAGAACGACCTCCACGAGGAGAGCCTCCACGGCTACCGCCACGGCTACCGCCACGGCTACTTGAACCTCTAGTACTTTTTGGCATAAATTATTCGTCGGAAATTCCGAGTTGCTTGAATCGTTGGTCGTATTGGCTTTGTGGGACGAATTCACCACTTTCCTCCCACTTGTTAAGGGCGTCACGCTGGGCTTGAGTGAATACCCGAGCCTTTGGTACGGCGGAACGATTTCCACCAGTAGCGGCATTGTAGACCTTTTCGGTCAACCAAGCAGTACCAAGCGGGTCTTTAGATGCACCAGTCTTCTTGGCGTATTCATCGCTGAAGTTCGCCGCAACAGTGTCAAAACCGCCAAACGTAAGAGAGTTTGCAAGGGCGGCGGCGGCACCCTTGCCACGATTGCCGAAGTAATCGCTTTTGGCACCCCCAGAAATCAGTTCTTTGCCGCCCTGATAGACGCCTTCACCTAGGGAATAGAACGGAAGTGCACGACCAATCGCCCCGCCCGCTAGTGCTTTGCCGTAACGTGCGGCACCACCGAGAACGCTACCAGACCTTGCGTATGCATTGCTTGCGGCACGGCCAACCGATTTCCAAGCATTCTTTCCAAGCATTTTACCTAACGTCTGATTTCCGCCAAGTTCACGAGCAAGGCTTGAGTACGGATTAGTTGCCATGCGTCCAGCCATGGCAAGACCGCCAACATCGTGGCCCAATCCTTTCAAATCCAAACCAGCACCCAAAACATCTCCAGCCATACCATCCATGCCGTACTCCCCCTGTTCGTAATCTTGCCGTAATGCTCGGCCAGTTCTGGCAAGTTTCTGAACGATGTTTTCATTCGCCATGTACCTATCATTTTGAGCCTGCTCGGAACGTAGCCACGCTTGGAAATCTGGGTCGTTAGGGTCGGCCTCTTCGGGGCTAAGAGGGGCGGTAGGCTGTTCGCCCTCAGTCCCAGCGGTACCAGCGTCACCAGCGGCACCAGATTCTCCCCCATCATCTGCCCCAAATGCACTCATAACGGAATCCCTATCTATTCCTTGAGAACGTAGCAAAGAATCCATCTGGGCATTGTACACATCATCATCGGTTGGCCCTTCGCCAGTGACAGGCTTGTTCTCCTGTGCAAGGTCTGCGGCTTGCCTTTTGGCAAGCATGGCGGCAATTTCTTCCCCCGTCGGACCTTTGCCTTGTGCTGGTTGTTGTGGATTAGGTTCGTCCAACTTCTCGCCACGCATACGGGCAATCGTACGATACAGAGGAGAGGTCTTGTCACGGAGTTGGCTATTCAAGTACTGGTTGTTAAACTCAGTAGCAGTGCCATTGTACCCTTCTGGGGCACGAATACCTTGGTTTCGGTCAACTTGGTCTTGGTAGTATGCTTGGTTCTTTACCCAAAAAGGCGTTTCTGGCTCCTTGCCGTCCTTTTTTCCGCCATCGCCTTGACCACCGCCCTGACCACTACCGCCTTGACCACCGCCACCTTGACCTTGGCCATCAGGGACCATGCTTGGCTCGCCAGAACCACCACCTTGGCCTTGGCCATCACCGCCTTGGCCTTGGCCACCGCCTTGACCACCGCCACCCTCTTCATCGTCATCACCGCCAGTCGCAATTCCGTAAGCCAATGTGCCAGCCGCACCAGCACCAAGAAGCCATGGTGCAGTGTTTTCTGGCAAGAGTGGCTTAGCACCGCTAGATGGGGCTTGTCCACGTCGGCTTGGGGTCGAAAGTGGAGCGTTGTTGGCTGGAGGAGTATTCTTGCTAGGTGGAGGCGTGTTGTTGTTGGCAGGAGTATTCTTCTTCTTCGGAGGAGGCGTACTGCCCCCAGAGCGACCCCCACGAGGAGCACTACCGCCACTACCGCCACGACCCCCACGAGGGGTGCTTCCGCCACGACTACCGCTACCGCCACGAGTTGTGCCTTTTCCCATAAATTTAGTCTAGATTGATTACAGTGTTAGATGAGTTGAAATTGTCGGAATCGCCAGATTCGTCGTTTTTCTCTTTTTCGGGGGCTTTTTGCTTTTCGGCGGGTTGGTCATTCTTTGGCTTATTCCAAGTTCTGCCGATTTGAGCACTTGTCTCTGGATTAAACATGGCGTCCTTAACGTTGCCGACGCCCTCTTCCAAGATTCCCTTCAAAGTGTTGGAATTGTATCCCTTGCCAGCACCCTTGCCACGGAGGCGTGTCTTGTTCATCAACTCAGCGAGTTGGTCACGCTTACGCATAAGCGACATGGCGTATGGGGCTTGCGTCTCGTCATTAGGGTCCATGTTGGCTAGGTAATCGTCGTAGGTGTTGATTACCTGATTCAAGCGACCCATCTGGAAGTCGAGTTCCTGACCCTCTTCGGTCTCCATTTGGCGTTCCTTCTCCTTTGTCGCCTCAGTGCGGGCGATGCGAGCCTCCTGTGCCCGTGCATTGAGTTCCATTGCCGCCCTGTCGGAAGCACTTGCACCAGCAACGCCCTGCTGGCCCATTTCGGCGGAGAATTTCAGGAGAGAATCCAAGGTAGGAACATTGTATGCCTCCTGTGGAATTGAATCTCGTGCGGAACCAGAGGCTCCAAGTCGTAGGTAGTCCATAGTTAAGTTTGGATTGCGGCACCAAGTTGGCCGAGCATGCCAGTTACGACAGATTGGCCGTCCCAAGTGTAGTTGTTGGTGTACCCAGCAGCCCATGCGGCCTGTACGCCACGAGCAGACTGCAATGATTGCCTGAGTTGTTGGTCTCTGATTTCGCCAGCGTTTTTGGCTTCGACAGCGGAAGCGTGAGCGTCGGAAATCAAACCAGATTCAAATGGCGTCACGATAGGTAGGCCGTTCGAGACTTCCACGGCCTTAAGCACCATGTTCATGTTCTGCTCAACTGAGATAGAGTTGGCATAATAGGTGGTGTTTTGACCACCACCAAGCGATGCAGTAAACCCAAGAACAAACTGCTGATTCGAGTCCTGATTAGGGACTTTGGATTTGATGAAGTTGTAAACCGATTCCCCATGAGTGTTGACTCTTTGGGCTAGGTACGTCGTCAAAGCCGTGTCAGTGGCAATAAACTCCTCAGTGTTCTGTTTGTAGGCATCAATAGTCTGTGCGATTTCATACCTAGGATTTCGACCCCAGAAAGAATACTTCTGCGTGGTGTAATCTACGTTAGGAACGCTGACTACGCCGCCGCCGATGGTCCATGTTCCAGTTCCAGCACTCTTTAAGTCCTGCTCATGTACCTTTACGTACGTCTGGTTAGAGTACGGAGGGTATTGTTCTGGATTGGGGTCTAGTGGCATTAGAACGAGGAGAAGATGGAGCGTCCGACCAAAGAGCCTTCAACCCCTAGGCTGAAGATGGCTGGATTGCCTGACTTTACGACTATTTCCAACTTACCTCCCATGCACTTTTTGTTAGCCAAAGCACGTCTAACCGCTGTGCCTAGGTTGCCGTTGAATGTATCTATGGTCCACTTGCCGTCTGGATTAACGGAAATGAAGTTCATGTCCAAGGAGGCACTGCCACGGGTATCCAGATAAAGGTAGCAGTCGTCGTACTTTTTATCCGAGTGGGACTGCATGAAGTAGTTTCTGGTACGAATGGTAGCCTGAATGGCCGTACCAGCGTCGGTACTTCCTTCTTCAAGAAGGTGTACAGTTCCGTTGGCTTTGTTGACGCCCCAGAGGCGAACAATGCCATTCTTTCGGGCAAGGCATAGGAAGTCCATGCTCACTGGGTAAACATGCAGTGACTCAAACATTCCCTTGTTGCCAGTGTTCATCACCAAGACGCACGTCTTGTTGTATGAGCCAAGAAGCGGAAGGCTGAAGTACAGTCGGCCACGAAGTCCCACGGCTGTAATGTCGGCAATCTTGGCTGGGTCGATAAGGTCTATGATGTTCTGGATTTGGTATGAGATTGGGGCAGAGCCTTCAACGAATTCATCCCCCTTCATCATCTTAATCCCGTCAACATCCATGAAGGCAATGTAGCCTCCATTCTCAGCCCATCCGTCCTTGGCAATCAGCCCTTCAGAGCCAGAAATCTTCTTCGTCTCATGGAACGCTTCACGGCTTGGCTTCCTGTCGATAATGGCCTGACGACCCATGCCAGCCTTTACGGCATAAATGCTACGCTTACCGAAGGCCAGCATGCTGTTCATGGATGGCACAATGGCCTGAATTGGGTCGTAGGTGCCCTGAACAAGCCTAAGGTCGTCTGGTTCGTATGGGGCTACGCCAGTGTAAAGCGTGAACCTGATGCGGTCATCCTTGGCGGTCACAAGACGCTCAGTAATGTACCCACCAGTAACCCAGTCGGTATCGGTAGTTTCCATCGTAATGGCATCTGCGTAACCATTGCCTCGGGCTTTTTGCTTTGCCGCCAGATTCAGGTTTGTGAACGTCCCGCTTTGGCAGTTGAAACGCTTGTTTGCTCCCCAAAGGAGAATGCTATCACCGCTTGGGCCATGGGCAGAACAGGCGTATTCTACGGCAGACCCAGCATTGCCAGCGATTGCGGAGCCAAGCCTAGGGGTAATTACCCCCTCGTTTATCTCAATGTTCTCGGCATACTCAAGCATGCCAGAGTCACCAGAGAAGGCGGCACTATTTGGGAAAGATGCGAACCCCTCGAAGCGGAGGTCGCCGTCTGGCTTGATTTCTTTAGGCATAGTATGGCGGTTTGTATTGGATAATTACATCGACTGGACCGACTACTGGCAAGGTAGCAATGTTCTCGTTGAAACTAATGTCCTGATAGGAGGTGTATTTGCTGAATCCTAGGGACTGATTGTTTGGGTCTCTCCAAATGACTTCATCTGGCGGCACCTCAACAGTAACCTCGTCGTGAGCAAAGGCGGGCGACGTTTGTTCAAAGAATCTATTTCCAGAAGCAATAACAATCTCTTCTTCGGTGTAGATGTAAATGTTAGGGTTATTAGGGTCTTCCTCTTGTATTGTCTTTCTTAAAGCCGCAAATGGTCTCCACCAAAACCTGTACCTAGTCCACGGCTTGTCGCCCTCAAAGACAGGCTGTCCCTGCCACCCAACTTGTTGAATGTAACCCGTCACTCCATAAGTAGTAGTTGGGTTCCCGTTCCCTGAAGTTCCGTAATCAGTAGTTCGATACCATCTAATGGACAAGTTCGGAATCATGGTATGGCAGAACTCATTTTGCTGAGTATCCACGTTAACCTCTGGCTGAAAATTCGAACTTACCGAAGTATCATCAATTACCGAGTAAATCTGGTTAGTAGGGCTGTTGCCGTTTGCCAAATCATCTTGCCAACTGTACCAGTTATTTACTACATTAACAAAATTCCATTTCCAAAATTGAGGAATGAAGCCAGCAAACATCTTCTTCCTTCTGTGCCTAAGGCTCGCTATCTGACCGCCCGATGTGCAGATTACGGCCATTAAATCAGGTTAAAGTAATAGATTGCTGGTTCGTCAGTCAGTTTAACTCGCTCACCCCACAAAGACCCAGATAGATGGTTCTGAATTTGGAACTGGTCCTGATTGCCAGCCACAGTGATTGAGGCCAATGAAACAAATGCCTCTGTGTCCGTATCCGTAGGAACAGTAAGCATCATACTAAGCGTCGGTGCAGAAGACGGAAACATCGTGTAGCCATTGCTGGTGGCTGGACATGTAGCCACCAACTGGTATAGCCCGTTGAACTGCAACGTAAACGGGTTAATTCCAGCCAGTGGGTTGTTAATTGGCAATCCTCCAATGGTAGGAATCTTGTTACCAATGGTTCCAGATGTGACCCTAATCTTTCCGTCTCTAAGGAAGGCCTGAAGTGGCTTACCAAAGTCTACGCTTTCGTTAACGGCATCTTCGTTTTTGCGTTTGAGGCCACGCTGAATGAGGTTTCCGTCACCATCATAGCCATGCCAGCCATGGGGCGTTCTGAAAATGCCAAAACGCCTGAATGCCATGGTTAAGTCCTCGCTGGAACGTAGTACGTGGTTCCGTTAACGCTTAGGACAAGTTCGTACGGATAGTGAGCAGTATCATAACCACCAACGCTAAATCCGCTGTAATTAGACTGGTTTGAAGCAGACGTGATTGGGTTGCTTGGTAGAGCCACCCATCCCTGATTCTGACGTACGTAAAGCGTGTAATCGCTTGGAGATTCCGAGGCAAATGGGCCAGCACCAATGATGGAGTTGCCCATGCCTTTGTTGATTTTCAGAATCTGTTGGTCGGTAAGGTTGCTTGCAATCAAATCAATCGCATCCTGAGCAGTTGTCATACCATTGGTTCCGTTCGTACCAGCCGCACCAGTATCACCCTTGGATGCCGCTACCAGCCAATACGCCGTATTGGTGACAGTTTGACCAGTAGTATTCTGGATACAGACGTATGTTGAGCCTTCATAGACTACGGAATCGTTAATGAGGTAGTTAACTGTATCTGGGACGAAGGTGCCCTTGAAATCAAATAGCGTGTCACCATCGGCACCCGCAGGGCCCGCAGGGCCTTGGGGGCCTGTATCACCGACTGCCCCCGCTGGGCCCGCTGGGCCAGCCTCACCCGCTGGGCCTTGAGGGCCCGCTGGAACAGCCGCAATCGCTTGGTCAACCTGAGTCTTGGAGTAGACGTTTAGGTTATTCCTAGCAGTCGTAGTGTTCTGAATGTCACTCAGATTGCTGGCAATCTTGAGTGCGGACGGGTCCGTCTCAACAGTGATGCCACCTACACCACCGCCACCACCATTGTAGATTGGCATTACTGTGCGTGGTGGTAGACGTAGCCAGTTCCGTTGACCCAGACTTCGCCGTTGTAGCCAGCGAACTCAAGGGAACCGCCATCAGCGGCAGAGAGGGTGGAAGCGGCACGAAGTTTGATTGGGTTTCCAGCACCATCAGGCTGGAGCCAGACCTCAAGAGTCGTGGTACCAGTGTTAACGATGCCAAACAGGCGACGATTACGGACGGCTTCAAGCACCTTGGTCTTGGAACCGACGCCGAAGTTGGTCACATCGACGCTAGGTACTTGGATTGGGTTAAGAGAATGATAGGACATGTTAGTAGTTTCTGAAATTGATTCGGCGAGTCTGACCCTGCTGGCGTAGGACTTGGTCTAACGCTTGGTCGAGGGCTTTTTGTGCGTCGGCCTCAGCCGCTTCGACGAGGTCGGCGTTGCCTTGCGACCTTTGGTAGTCGGCATGAACACCATGGACAAGAAACGACGTAAAAAGCCTTGGGATAGAGACTTTTTCCCAGACGCCAAGAGGAGGGATTTGGCCCGCTTGAGGATTATTTCCAACATAAACGTAGAAATCGCCCATAGAGGGCGTTCCCTCCTTAGGTACAAGACCCGTCTGAGTCGTGTCAGCGGCACCAACATCGTAGTAGACCTGTGCCCCCGTGGAATAGGTGGTAGTAGAGGACCATGGCTTACCGAAAAGTCGTGGTGCATCAGGGCGATGCTCTACCCAGACGTCAAAATCGAGGTCGTTGGCGAGGTAAACGTCGTCTTCGTAGAGGGTAAAGTCCTTTTCGATGGCGTTGTGGGCCAAGGGGTCTTTGTTCCAGACTGCAATAACTTGCCCGACATTGGCTGGAAGTGTGACTTTCCTGCGTGAATCAGCCAAGACAGTGGTACACTTGGTGTAACGCTTGAGGTCTGGCCAGTCTTGGGACTCCCAAATGGTCTGGAGACGTCGGGAAGCGAAGTCTCGGACAGTTTCGAATCGGTCAAGGGTAGTAAGGTTTCGGTCCAAACCGCACACTTGAAGGGCGGTGTAGAGGATTTCGCTGAAATAGGTGGTCCGCATTATTTGATTTCGACGCCATAGGCATCGTAGATTTTCTTGTTTCCGCTAACACGGACTGTGGTGTTAACCGCCTTGGAGTTTACCTTGCACTCAGGGTTGTCACGGAGGAATTCGGCTACGAACTTCTTGTCCTTCCAGCAACTGTACCCGAGGCGTTGGCCCCAATAGTGGTAGGAATCGACTGGGATTCGGCAGGACAACTGCCCTAGCCCATCGACATGCCCATGGTGGAGTTTATTCAGTTCACCCATTAGTTTCTTCTGGGTGTGTGCCTGAATTTTACGGAGTTCCCACCCCGTCCGAAACTCCTCTAGCATGGGAACTAGAAGGTCGGACGGGATGGATTCATGGATGGACTCGATGCCAGCCATGCCCCTTACGAGTTAGGTAAGGAGACCGCCGTTGGCCGTGCTCGCACGATAGTCGAACATGCCGAACGTGAGGGGGGACTGGACGACGAGAGCCGCCATAGCCTCCATCATGCGACGAGGACCACCGCCGTTTTCGGTCAGTTCACGGACCTGAGCGACGTTGCCGCCGTAGCGGATTTCGAGCATGTCCCAAGGGATGATGAAGCCCTTGCACTTGGCGTTGTTGGCGTGGAGGTTGACGTAGTTCTTGGCTTCGGCCTCGGTGGCGAAGCGGGCGGCGACAGCACCAGCGGTACCGAACGCAACACGTTCGAACTTGTTGGTGGTAGCGTCCTTCAGCCAGACGAGGTTCTTGCCAGCACCATTCAGACCAGCACCATTGGAGGTGACGTCAGCGGCGGAGAAGACGCCATCGACGACGGCGTAGCGGGCAGTCGTGGTGTAGGAGAGACCAGTAGCACCAGCACCGCAATCGACGATGGTGTAGGGGTTGACGCCAGCGTGGAGGAACTGGGAGGGAACCAGAGCCAACTTACCGAAGTCGCCCTCGAAGTAGTCCACCGAAGCCTTGATGACGTCCGAGTTGCCGTCACGATTGACGTTAATCTTGGAGGTCAGGGCGGGCTCAGTCTTGGTGTAGACGAGGTTCGTGAACTGACGCTTGAGGGCGGTGCCCACGACAGCCTCATGGTTCTTGAACTGGCCAGTCTGCTCGTAGACCGAGGTCATGACGTCCTGAACGTCGTTTTCACCCAACTGGTCAACAGTCTGGCCAGTGCCGAGGATGGAGGTCGTCGGGGTGCGGAAGTTTTCGCCGATAGGACGAATGGACTGGGCCTGAGAGCCGTACTTCTGCTGGGTGTTGGTGGAGGCACCGAGGAGGTCGTTCTTAATCCAAGCGGTCAAGCAACGGGTGCGATAGGGGGTGGCACCATCGTCGAGGGCAGGGAGAACGTCCGAGGTGAAGGTAAGTTCCATCGAACGCTTCATGTCGATGGTGGCCTTAGCCAACTGGCGGCTGAGTTCATCCTTAACACCAGCGATGTTGAGGAGGTCTTGCGTCAGGTTGGACACGTGGACGGCACGGCGGAACATGTGGATGTTGTTTTCCACTTCTTCACGATAGCCGAGGGTGTACTGCTTGAACGCAGGGTTGGTGGCGGGGCTGGTCGGGTCAACGTCAGCACCATCGAGAACGCCGAGTTCAATCGAGGGGTCTGGGTTGCGGTCAACCTGCCAGCGGAACGTGGTATTTCCGGGCTTAGAGCCACGCTTAGCCATCGAGGTGATGGGCGTGTCCTTAGCATCCACGTTGGCGATGAGGTCCGAGAGTTCTTCACGGATACCGATACGACCCGAGGGAGAGCCGTTACGGGTCGGGCCGTTAGGAAGCGGACGAGCGTTCTGGAATTGAGATTCGAATAGAGAAGCCATGTCTTGTATGGGGGATTAGGTTAGACGAACTTGGACTTAAACACGTCTGCGAGGTCAGAGATTGACCCGCTTCGCTGGAATCTTTCGGAACTGGCACGAGCCTCGACTTCATCACGCTTTGGGGCGGGACGAGGGGCCGAAGACAAGGACGTAGGCTGTACTGGCACACGCTGTGGCTGGAGGCCACGACGAGCGTTTTCCTTTTGCGTCTTGTAAGTAGACATGCCCAAAGCCAACTGGGCGGCGTAAATCTCGTAGTCTGGGAAACGCTTAATCTCAGGAAGAGCCTTAACGAGGTTCTTGGCGACGATGGCCCTCTGGTCGGAGGGGTCGCTGAGCCATGGAAACTCTTTCTTGGCCTTCTGAGAGAACTGCTTCTTAGCCGTGATGAACTCCGCTTGCTGGGGGAGATAGTCTTCTATGGCTTGGAGAGCCACGACCTTAGCCTTGGCGATTTCCTCCTTAGAGACATGCTCCTGTGGGTTGTTACTTTCGTAGTATCCGTCTGGGTGACGTTCGCAGAATAAACGAATCTTCTTTTGCTTGTCGTACTCGGCCTTGATAGCATCTTCGGAATCCAACTTTGAGAATGGATTGTTGGTCCTAGGTGCGGCCTGTGAACGCTTGACAGAGTCAAGTTCTTCTTCGAGTTTCTTTGCACGTTCCTCTGCTTCCCTGCGAAGGGCCGTGAGTTTGGCGAGTCGCTTTTTGACACCCTTTGGGGTCTCAAATTCCTGACTCTCCTCTTCATCAGTTTCCTCCGTCGTGGTCGCTTCGGGTTGCGTTTCGTCATTGGACTCATCGGCCTGTTCGGCCTCTTCGCCCTCAAACTCTTCGCCCTCCTCGGCATTTTCCGACTCATTCGTATCGGTGTTGTCGTTCACCGCCTCAGCCTGCCCGTCAGACAAGGCTCGCATGAAGAAATCAGCGAGATTGTTATCTTGGGAAGCGTCGGGTTTCGCTTCTTGCGTTTGCATGGGGGGATTAGGCTCGTTCCCAAGTTCGAGTTCAGCGGATGGCTGGTAGTCGTTTTCCATAGTCAGGGTTTAGTGCTCCCAGAAGCGTAGGTGATTGAGGGCTTTTTATTGACCGACGCAAGTAGCGTAGGCTTTGTGGTGCGGTTTGACTCGCTTTACTCTTAAACCATGTGCGTACGAGCCTCCTCCCTGAGTTTCTGGAACTCAAGAAGAAGGTCGTTGATGGCGTCTAGGCGTCCAGCCGAGTGGGTGCGGGCTTCTCCAGTAGTAGTCGGAGCCATGACCTTACCCATCTCTATTTGAAGGGCTAAGTCGCAGGTCATAAGTACTGCCTTGTACAGTTCCTCCGATTCTGGAGTCCTGAACATGAAGGCTTTTACTGCGGAGTTTTTTGCGTCGGTGCTCATAGAAGCGTGTTAGGGATACCGCCAGCCTCAGGTTGCTCCTGTGGCATTTCCTGCTCTGGGGCTCCTTCCTGTTCCATCTTGCCAAACTCCTCCTGAATCTTCTCGGAGGCTGGCGATACGCCAATTCGTCCAATCTGCTTGTTCTTCTCTTGGTCGATAGAGAACTGCAACTGCTTGGTGTAGTTTTGGAACAGGATTTGGAAGATTTGGTCGCCTTGAAGTGCCTGTTGGGCCTTGGGGTTCTTCTGGATAATGTCTTGGACGAACTGCAACTTAGTAGAGGCGGCAGGGTCGTTCTCAACATACTGGGCCTCGTTGCCCAACATCATCAATCCAATGTCGCTGACCACATCCTTGTACAGTTTCTGGGATGCAGTCGCTTGGTCGATGACCAGTTCTCGGGCCGCATCTGGGCTGATGGATTCAATGACCAGTTTGACCAACTTGTTCCTGTCGATGATGCCACTGCTGTCCAGAGGAACGACAGTCTTAATGATAGCCTCAAGTTTCTTCTGAACAAACTCAGGGTCAGTGTCACGGACGTCGAATCGAACATTGAAGTCGAACTGGCTGTGAATGTCGGACATGCCCTGCTTAAGCGGAGTGCCAGTGATTCGGACAATCTGCTCCTCTGGCATGTACTGAAGGCACAGCGAGAACATCTGGCTAAAGACACGGGTCCAGAAACCAAGCCAGTTATCGACCATCAACTGCTTAATCATCTGAATCTTGGTCGGGTCGATGGTTTCGCCAACCTGATAGCCGTAGTAATTGCCTAGGTTTTGCTCGATTTGCTGGATAACTTGGAAGGCGTACTCGACTCGGCCAGATGGAGGCTCAAGCCAAGTGTAGTCGTCCTTGTTGGAAACTGGCAAAACCTGTGCTGGGGCGATGCGATTGAGAGCACCGATGCGTTTGACGACTTTTACGGGCGGTAGCGTCTCCATCGCCGTTCGGTCACGGATGGAGTCATGCTGTGCCTTGACCTCATCCTGCTCGGTCTTGTTGATTTCAGGGATACCACGGGACTCGGCAACCGCACGGCGGTGACGCTCACGGCGGTATTCGATGAATGGATAGTCCCCGTGGGCGTAGTTCAGCAATTCCTGCTTGGCGTACAGACCTTCACCAACACGTGGGCTAAAGACAGTGTAATAGATGGCAGGAACATCGTCCTTATCCAACTGGCGGTAGTATGCCCAAACAATCTCACACAGGTTGTTGCCACGTTCGATGTTCGAATTGAGCATTGTGGTGGTTGGAATGAGGTTCGGGTCGTTGAAGTAGTAATGGTTGCCAAGCGTATTGGCCACCTTGTCCACCCATTCTTGGTCCCAGCCGTCAATCTTAGCCGTAGAACGCAATTCGACCTCCGTCATGTACTGGCGACGAAAGATTACACGGGCTTTTTGTAGGTCGGCGGTCTCGGGAGGGAAGCAAACCTCGTCAAACGGCTTAAGTGCCTCGATGCACGGGAGGTTCTTAGACATGTAGGTTTCTGGAATGTCCCCCTTGCCAGTCTCACGCATCTGCCTGACGAACTTACGGACGTCCTTGGTCTTCATTTGCGGGAGATGGTCACTGACCAAAGCGACGGCATACTCTTCCTTGGATGGGTCTATGATGGAATTGACCATCTTGGCGTAAATGCCTTCCTGTTCTCCTTCCTGCTGTTCCTGCATGGCCATTTGCTGGAGTTCAGCCATGTCCATGGACTGGATTCGTACGGACATTTGCTGTTCCCAAGTCACCTGAACAACCGACCAGCCATAGGTAAGGGCATAGTCTGCGGCCAATTCGGCCTCACGATGCAACTCATTCTTGATTTTTGTCTCAACAAGCCAACGCATCAGGTTCGTTGCCGAAGCCGCCGCCATGGTATCGTTGATTTCGGTTCCGCCAACCTTGAGGGTGCAACCCTTGAAGGCCGTAAGGAGCGTCGCTTTCTGGTCGTTAATGAGTCGGTCAACGAGTCGAACACGAACATCGGAAGCACCCTCGAACGGGAAGGCTGGGTCGCCATCAGGTCGGGCCCAAGAGTGCTTCTTTCCGTCCTCGGTCTGGCCGACCCAGCGAGCAAGACGAATGTCGTCGGCGTAGTTCATCTTCGACACCATGGTGCCGAAGTAAGCCGAGCGTTCGTACTCGGACAAAAGCAACTGAATGTCTGGCTTTTCCTTGTGGAAGGCCAGTTTATCAGAGTGAGGGTTGGGACTGTTGAACTTCATTGGAATTGGATTTGATGAATTCTAGGAGACTGTCTCGGTAGAACATGTGTTGCCCTCCGATAGTCTTAAAAGTCTTTACTTTGCCAGCGTTGCGAAGGCGAATCAGGGTGGACTTAGACAAGTTGAACACTCTGGTGGCGTCCGCTAGTCGAAGAAGCGGGGGAGTTTCTTTGGGGATTTCCATAAATTAGTAGGAGCCACCGCCGATAGCGGTGTAGGAGTCTGAACCACCATACATGGGGTCCATGACGGCAAGGTAGCGAAGTGCGTCGATTGGGTCTTTTGAGGCACCCTTTTCGTTGTCCAGCCCAGTCCACTCTCGGAGGCACCAAATAAGGTTATGGCAATCCTCGGAGATGTAGAGTTTTGGCTGGTTGATTCCGCTGATTGGCTGATTTGGGTCGTAGGCGAACCAATCGTTCAAGATGGACACACCTTCCTCAAGTCGCAGACCAGCCGCAGGGGTGAAATACATCGGGTTATCGCCTTCATCTAGCAGTTGGATGAGGGTCGTACCGCCTTCTTTCTGGATGACAGTAGTACCTCCAGCACGAGGGTCGATGTACCTGTCGGCCATCTCCTCGCCGTTCTCAAGGTCAAGAATAAGGTTCTTTATCTCGTCAAGGCCCATACCAGCACCCTGACGTTGGGCTGGTCCAGACTTGCCATCAGGCTTTTCGCCAGCCATCGCCCATTCGCCCATGCTAATGTCAGGCCATTCACGATACACGAACTTGTTTCCATGTTCGTCCACACGCATCCAAAGCATGAACCAATTTCTGGCACCAGCAGGGTCAACAGCCATGTAGTTCGTACCATGCTCTGGGATTTGCTCCTTCGGAATGATGTTTGGCTCGCCGAATCTCGGAAATTGGGAGCCAGAAAGCGACTCCGCCCAGCCATAGGCTCGGATTTTGACTTCATAGGGGCCACGACCACGCAGGGCTAACTTGATTTGCTCGAACGGAGAGTACCTGTTTAACTCGGAGTGGAACCAGATTACTCCAGCCGCCCCTTTCGAGCACTTTGCCGTGTAAGGCATGTGGCCCTTGGGGATGCTTGGGATGTTCTGCGTGTCCGCCAGCAGTGTAGCGGGCAAGGTCTTCTTGATTCTGCACCCCGCTACGTAATCCTTGACGACTGGGGTAAAGCCAGTGATTGGCGTAAAGGTGATAATCATCTTACCGCTACGGGTAGCCAGTCGGTAACGAAGCGTTTCTACCCAGTCTGGTGGCACTAACTCGTCGCACCAAATCAGGTCAGGTTCGCCACCTTCGATGACCTTCTTTTCCTGCCCGTAGTTCATGAAGAAGCACTGGCTTCTGTTAGGCAGGACAAACGTAGCGTCAGTAAACCCGTTTTTCTGGGAATACTGGATGTTCGTTACTTTTGTCTTTTTTGCCGTCTTGAACTCTGGCGGCATGTACTTCCAGATGACTGCCTGTTGCATCTGGATTGATGTTTGGCTGGTGGTGTGAAGGCACCAGACTCGGCTCTCAGGCCGAGAACATAGCAACTGCATCACACGCTTTGCGGCGTACTCGGTCTTGCCAGCACGATTTCCACCCATAATCAGCAATTCCGTTCCGCCCATCAAAATCTCATCGGCATCCGACCAGCAGTTCGGCTCAAATCCGTGCCTGTAAGGGTCGTTCTGCTCTGCTTGAATTTTCTCCTCACGACGACGAAGCACCTCTGCGGTAGCCTCTGGTCCAATCTCGTTGGCTAGACTAACAAGTTCGTCTTCCGTGGGAAGGTGAATGACTGGATGCTTAGTCAGTTCAACCCCGCCAACCTGAACCTTGTCGAATCCCATTAACTTGCGTTCTCCTTGTTTGGGACTTTTCCAGTGTTAGTGGCCTCTTGAACGGAAGATTGAGCCACTCCGCCCTGATAGTTCATCACGATTGGAATGAACGGACCAACGCACCTAGGTAGCAAAGTCTGGAATGGGAACATCGCAATAGTGGCATCAGCCGCCATCTGCATTGTTTGGCTCTTAAACTTAATCCCGCCGAAGTTACCTGCAAGAGCCGCAGACGGCTTCGGCCCATCCCCCTTCTTCGGTTCGTTTACCTTATTTGGGTACTTGTTGGTAGTACCGCTTTTGGCTCCTTCGCCGTTAGGCGAACCGACAGATTTTTTCGCCTTGTTAGGCTCAAAATCTCTGTTTTCGGTGTAAGAATCGTAGAGTAGTCCGTTCTCGTTACGCTTCCACCTATCGGATTGGAGTTCCTTTCCAGTGGCACCGAGGGTCTCGTTAAGCACGGGACCAGTGACACCCAACTTGTCGTTGAGTGCACTGGACCACTTGTTGTCCCTCGTTGGGTCGAGTTGCGGGTTTCCCCCAGAGGGAACGACTTTATCGCCCTCTGCCAATTGGGTTAGTAGCCCCTCTGCTTACGCTTGTGTTCGGACCACTTCGACGAGGCGTACGCACCGCCAAGTGCGGCAGTACCACCAATGGCACCAGCAGCGAGTTGCTTGTAGCCAGAGTTGCGGTTCTTGCTCATGTCCTTGTGAACCGCCATGCCAGCGTCCTTGACGGCATTCTTGGCACGGGTAGCACCAGAAGCGATGGCACGACCAGTCGCACGGCCAGCGTTGGCAATGTCGGAACCAGTCTGGCTGTACGTCTCGCCAACGGACTTGGCGGCAGACTTAACGCCCTTGATGGTCTTGTCGATACCCTTGGCGGTGGCGTTACCGACTCGACCACCAATGGTCTTATCGGAAAGACGATTGCGGTAGCGGGTCTGGGTAACAGTGCGGGTGCGGTACTTGATTTTGATGCGTGGAGGCATAGTAGTGTTGGGGTTAAAAATTAGTAGCCTCGGCTAGTGCGACTGGCGTTTTTGTGCTTGGACCACGCCGAGGATTGATGAGGAAGGAGGCTATCGCCACGAGCGAGTCGGGAGCGAGCACGACCAATTGCGTTATCGCCCCACATCTTGATGTGAGCACGACCCTTGGCCTTGGCCAGTTCCATGTCACGAGGAGTAGCGGCTTCGCCACTTTCGTTGACCTGAGGCTTGTTGCTGAGAGCCTTGCGACCTTGCTCGACCTTGTACAGTTTTCGAGGAGAGGTGACAGGCTGGGTCTTGTTTACGGCCTTCTCGTACTTAGGGTAGTCCTTCTTGCCGACGCCCCGTGCCGCCTTAAATCGAGGGTCAATGGTCGAACGCTTTTGCGTCTTGCGAGAATTGCCGAAGTTAGACCGAATTTCGTCGATGCCTCTACCCTTGCGGGTAATGCGGCTCATCTTGCCAGCGATAGCGAGTCCGATTCCTACGAGTCCCATGGGTTTTTTCTTTTAGGGGTTTTTGTTGGCGACGGCGGTTAGCAACGCTTCCCGCCACGCTTGGGCTTGTTCATCTTGGAACGGACCTTGGATTCGGACTTGTAGTTGGATTTCTTGCTCATTGGGGGTTCTGGGTATTGAATAACTTGGTACGGCTTTCGGGTCGTTGCGAGCAAAAAAACTTCCCATTCTTGGCCTGAACCTTGATACGAGCACCCTTGAAGAATAATCGGGAGTTGGATACCTTGACTGGGAAAGGCCACTGCAACTCACGACCCTCCTGATTGGCCCAAAGGATGGTAGGGTTCGGGAAGTCGCACTTAACCACTATTGCGGTAAACTCCTTAATCTCGTGCTGGGCTGGTTCCGCCCCATTCACGCCAAATCGGGTCAAAACCTTCTTAAGCCCTTCTTCGGTGTAAACGACAGGGCACAACTTGGCTGGCTTGTTACCCTTAGGCTCACGAACCCAGTCCGTGCCCTCGGTAAGCGTCTTGCGGTAGGATACCAGTTCCTCCTTGGGAATGGCGTACTTGTCCAAAAGGTCGTATTCTTTCATCGAGTGAGATTGAGTCGGATTGCGTCGCAATAGTCGGAATCTATCCAAAGGGCTGGTTTGATGTGAATCCCTACAAACGGGTATTTCGTGCGGAATTTCATTACCTTGCCAAAAACCACCTGAGAGTCGTCATGCCAGAAACCGCAGTCAGTCAGGGCATCACAGACGGATTTGGCCAAATTGTCGAAATCGGGCCGAGTGACCATTGGGCCGTCCTTGCCCTTATCCGACTTAATCAGAGGGAAACCGAAGTAAATCGTCAGTTCAAGCGGTCCCTCGAAAGGCTTGTCGGGAGCCTGAGCACGAGCCTTGTCAGTGAACATCTGTATCCACTTCTTGATGGACGAATTCTCCATCTTCCCGATGAACTGGCGACCATCCCTCGTCTTGAGGATGCGGAGGTTCGCTTGGTGGGTAGACTTGATGGGGCACACATCCACCAGAAGTCGCTTCTCGAAATAGTTGGACTCGTTCTCCATTCCCTACACACTTCGCCCCATACCTCAGAAGTCAATGGATAACGAACGCCTAGATACCAACCCTTCCTCGAACCACAACGCCTCCCGTCTCAAGCCCGAAAAGCGGACTGCCATCGAACAGGGCCTTAGGGAGGGTAAACCCATCCTAGAGGTAGCCAAGGAAACCAAGACCTCCCCGAACAACGTGATGGCGGTCAAGAAGTCGATGCCAGAGTGCACAGGGCTTCAGGACGAGTTCAAGGCAACCACTGTCCGCAACCTAAAGTCCTTCGTCCAGAGGGCATCCCAAAAACTGGTCGATGAACTGGACACCCTGCACGTCTCCCAAATCCCCATTGCCATGGGTATTGCCATCGACAAGATAGGGGCCCTGCAAGACCAGCCCACAGCGGTGGTTGAGCATCGTTTTAGCATCACCCATGATAGCATCAACAAATTGTTGACTGCCAAGGGTAAGGCCCTTTTGAAAGCCAAGGAGGATACCCTAGACGCCGAAATCGTCCCTGAGAAGCCCCAGTCAACTAGGGCTTTTATGGACTGGGCTAAAAATCCGAAGGCTTCCTTTTTAGGCCATCAGGTGGAGGTTGACAATCCGTCGCATTCTGGCGAAAATCTCGACGTTCGACCCCCCCCGCCCCTTCAAGAACCCGAGTGAGGGTATCGGCTGGATTTCGCTAAATAGTCATTATGTCTAGTCTGACCCCAAATGGGGCATGATGATGACCTAAATGCGACTCAAACCACGATAGACGTCGTTAGGGGGCTTGACATGGGGTCACTTTGTTAGAGATTACCATGGCCCATGCGACGCATCTAATCACCCCAATCACATCATTGGGTTGTGGATACAGTCTGATGGCCTAAGTGGTTGGCTTGCCATTACGTTGGGTGACGAAAGGCAAGAGGCGACATGAGACCTTCCAGAGGGCTGAGATGGGGACGAGGATTACCTCTGAGGCATTATCATCTCCTCCTGTGGTAAGGCGTGAGCCATGTATGCCAGCGGTTGAATGGCACTCCCTGAGAAACTCCTTGAGGTCTGGTGTGTGGAATACCATGACCATGAGTGCTACGTCGTGCAACTTGAACACATGCACCCAATAGTCTGACGTGGTGACAGCGATGCCTGATGCCTTGCCACGGCACCTGAACTCGAACACGGCATTGCCTGTGGTGGCCCAAGTATCACGTTCGGTCTTCACCTCAACCTTGGCTTGGTCTGTGCCGAGCCACGTGAGCCAACGCTCACCATCTTGTCCATACTGAAGGTCTATGTCGAACTTGGCTCGGTCACTCATTTGTACAGGGTTGGTTTGTTGGTAGTCTCAATGGAGAACTTGTGGTGTGCGAGCAAGGCTGAGAATCGCATACCTGCCTCTACCTTACGCTTGGCAAGTGCGGTTGAATAGCCGATGCCTGTGAGGAAGGCATAAGGCTTAGTCTGGTATGGGCACACCATGGGCCTGTCATTGGGCAACAGCACGAGTTCAAGATATCGCATGGACTTAATCTTGGGCACAATGCTTGGGCCTAGCGAGTAACACGAATACAACACAATAGGTGATGGCTCGTATACGTAGTGTTGCTTGAACTCATTGGTGATGCGTGAGAGCAATGTGTAAGCATAGTCCTCTGCAATGAGTGCATTACGGGCCGAGTGATAGGGCCATACCTGACGTCCGTCCTTGGCTCGCATGGCACTAATCTCATCCCATGCACTCTGGTGAATCTGGAAGCGACCAAGGGCTGGGCCATCTGGACTACGCCTATCGCCTACAGCATTGTCATCATCACCTGACTCGATGAGTGAGAGTGCAGAGGTAACTGCTCGCCTGTCGTCGTAGATGAACATTCGCTTGCCTGTCTTCGGAGTCTGGCCGTAAGAGTGGGCCATGACCAAGAAAAAAAGGAAAGCAAAGCGAGCCAACGCAATCGTACCCAAGGCCGAGCAGAGTCGATTCATAGATAGGGTCATTGATTGCGGTGATGATGAGTGCAACCTTGTAATGCTTGAGCCACGACAGTTCTACGACCATGCAATCGTGGACGTCGTGATGGACGTGCTGGATGGTTCGCACCACGTGGTGTACTCGTATGACCTGCTGATACGCTGGACGTCGTTGCAGAGCGTGTATTCAGATGGCAACTACACATCATGGTACGATGTGTTGAGTAAGTATGAACTGGATACAGAGTCGTATGATGAGTGCTCGCACGAGTGGGTGGACT